GTTAGAATCTGTACCAGACCACATGATGATACCACCTATGGGTATAACACCATTACCAATGAAGTTAGCAGCAGTAACAGTACCAGAAGCAGTCATATCGTCTGTTGACGTTATCTGCTCTGCGGTCAATGTTTGTGTTACAGTTGCACCAGTTGTTACTACCAAAGTATTGGCAGTAAGTGTTGCACCTGAGAATGTGAGTGAAGAACTATCCTGTAATTCCCCACCAGTACCTGCTGTTACAACTCTTCCAGTAGTTAAATCTCCAACTTTAGCTGTTGAAGCAACTACACCTTGACCAAATGTACCGATACCAGTAACATGAGAGCTACCAACTATCTTAGCGTCTCCATTTGTTTCTAAAACCCAATGATGATCTACCTTATTTTTATTGAGTGCTAACTTATCAATAGCATAATGTTCTGTATGATCAACAGAAATTGGTCCCCACTTCTTCCATGGTTGTGATGAATCAGAAGTTCTAATCCATCCAATAAATCCAGCAGCATCAAATGTCTGATTGAATATAATATTATCAATCGTACTTACAGGTGCTGCTTGTGCAGAACCATTGATACCAACATAAACACTAGCCCCTACATCACCAGATCTATTACCCCTCAACCTTAGATCAATAATCTCAGTATTACCATTACTATAAAGGTTATCATTTACTGTTAGATCATCAAAATCAATCGTTGATGGAATGTTTAGAATAGGTGTGGAATCAAAGTTTTGAATAGTTGATATCTCTTCACCAGTAAGAGCATCAATTTTCTTTCTACCAATAAAGAACTCACCCCTATCATTCATACCAGAGTAAACAACACTACCACCTCTAGTAGCAGTTGACTGTGCTAACAACTGTTGTTTATCATTCAAGACTCTATCCTGAGTCTGTGGCATTGCAGTTGAATAGTTACCTGGTCCGAATCCAACGTATTCAAACGTATGCCCTGAAGCACGTATCGTACTATGTCTTCTAGATTCTATAGGTAATACCTTTATCTTCTGAACACATGTGTTCTGAACATGGTTAGTAGCATTTGATCCAAGAGCACCCCTAGAAACTTCATTACATGCTTGGTTAGTAATACGACAAATCTCATCCTCAATCTGAATATAATCTCCTCTACGGAACTTATTCTTCTTGGTTAATGAAATTGATGTAGAAGTAGTACTAATACCAGATGTTATAGTAGTAGTTTGACCACCGTATATTGGTACAGTTTTACCAAAAGCTCTGTAGTTAATACCAGTACCATGAGCATATGCAGCTCCACCAACCTCTTGGAATGTTGGTGATGATCCAGCATTTATCAGAACTGATAATGATGCACCATAACCTACCCTTTCCTGAACTGGGTGTTGTCCATTATAAACTGTGTTAGAATTATTAATCTGGATTATATCTCCCCGCCTTAGTCCCAGGTCCCCATCAAGATAAACTGTTGCTATACCACTTATGGTATCATGAAGGATATTTGTTATACCAGTACTAACACCAACGTGATAGAAGTATCCACCCGTTGAAGCAGCACCGACATCACCTTCATACATGATCTTCTTAGGATCAGTAATATTGGTTATCTTACGTAGACCATTATATCCTGTACTTCCAATTCCAACTACCTGAACAATATCACCAAGGTTATTATCAATCTCAGAAACTGTTACTTGACAATCAGCACCTGGAGTATGGAATGGAACTCCCCTTACAGTAAGAACATCTCCTATAGAATATCCTGAACCGAAGTCCACCATATCCATAGCAGTAATAGTTGATGAAGCAGCAACAGTAACATCAGCAGTTGCACCTTTACCAGTACCACCTACAAGATCAACACTGAAATAAAATTCAGCAGATCCAGAGTTCCTACCATACTGTGAACCACCTGTTATACCACTAAGTTCTATGATACTATTGAATCCATGATCACTTTCTGTGAATAGAGTAACATCAGATCCACTGAAATTAGATTCAGTCAATGCAATACCAACACCAATATCCTGTATGAACTCAAGAGTAGCTTCTTTAGAAATACTACGAGCTGGATCATTAGTTTCAACCTGACCAATATCATCCCTAACAGCATATGATACAGCTGGTAATGGATCATCTTCTGGGTTATCAGGACTTACATTTGGTTTTAGGTTGTTAATATTCTGAGCAAATCTATTTGATCCTATATCAAATGGTGCAATCTCAGGTATGTTAGTATAACCAACAAGTGTTAAATCATAAACACCATCCTGTCTTCCTTCTTGATGCTCCTGAACTTGTTCTTGGTTGAAGATCTGGTATGAGTTACCATAATCCTTCCTAACAAAGTATGGAGAGAATGTTCTACCAGAACCAACAATGTTTAGGTTATGGAAAGTATAGGGGACAGATGGAGTTATAGTTGAAATACCACCTGGGTTAGTGTTTATACCAATTCTAAACGTCTTCTTATCATCAATAGATAAGATTTCATGCATTCCATTATAACCAAGGTTAGAAACACCATTAGCATTATTCTCAGATCTCAATCTATTGATCTGTATAACCTGTCCACGCCTCAATCTGTGTGGGAACTTAGTTGTAATAATACCAACATTAGATGCCCATGAAGCATGTATAATATTAGTATCAGATCTTAGATCTAAGTCACCAGTAAGAGGTGTATTATCATTCTGGAACTTATCATCATCAATTACAGTACCACTATCTGCAATGGAATATCCGTTCTGTGGTTGAGAAGCGTTAGTTGCACCATCAGGTAAAACATATCTTAGTCTGTATATCTTCTGTAAATCTTTTCTATTATCTGGTTTTCTCTTAATAAAGGTGTTAGATGTCTCTGGTGTAATGGTTGACTGATTCTGTGTTATCAGTGTATGAAGTAAATTACCACTATCTACATTAACATACCAACCTGTACCATCAAACTGTACTGGATGACCTGGATCTCCTGGTTGCTTCATAGCAACGTCAGAAACTATTCTTAGTCCACCACCAAGATTATTAATACCAGTTATAGCATTATTTGCTAAGGCATTAGATATTGATGTAGCAATCTTTATCTGGTCACTTGCTAGTGGTGACTGTGTTATAGCATAATAAGTCTTACCATAATCAAGACCATCAGGTAAGGATCCTGTATCAGAGAAGAACTGGATTGACTCCCCTTGGAATAAGTTATGACTACCTTGTAATGTTATAGTATTAGTAGTAATACTATTAATACCTGCAGCACGTCCTACATGATGTTCCTTCTTACCAGAAACTCCCGAACCACTTGGAACTGTCATCAAGACATTAGCAGTAGAAGTAATACCTGCTACAGTTAGACCTAAGTCTTCTCCTACTTTGTTACCAACAGTATAGATTGAACTTTGAGCTGGCGGGATTGTGTCCTTGTTATTGTATCCTCTCAAGTACAGTTTAGTACTAGGAGCAGCAATAGTAAGTTCTACGTCAAGTTTCAACCAGTTATAGTTGATAATTTTAGCGTAATTTTTCTGTGCTGGTACAATACCTGAAATAAATCCTTTATCATCTTTTGAGAAAGCATCAGATTTAGATCCATCTGCACCAAAACCAACTGAACCGAAGTTAGAGTTAGAGTTGGTAATAGAAGCATCAGCACCAGACTCACAAATAAACTGTTTACCACAACCTACAGCAAATGTAGAAACTAACTGAAGAGCAGCATCATTAGATGCTTTTATGTGGAAACTTTCATATGTTGGCTTATGTCTTGCTCTTGAATCAGTATGTAATACAGCAGAAGTACCAAGTGATGCCTGGTCTTGGTAAGTTCCACTTGTATTATTATACTTTACGAATGCAGTATCATCCTTGTTCAAGGATATGCCAGTAAACTGGGCAGCAACCATGGACTTGAATCCAGTTGCTTTACTACCATCAGCATATAAACCATTCATTCCGAATACAGATCGGAGTGAACAGTTGAAGATATAAGGTGATGATGATGTTACAGTATCACTTTCTACTGTAACTATTGGAGAAAGACCTGCTAAGTTTGGTGTAGCTGTTGCAGCTGGTGCTGTGTTTACAGAATAAGTGAATAAAGTATCACTTAGAACCTGTGAAACAACATGAACACCATCATACTCAGTACCATTTACATTACTATTACCTGCTACACCCTTAACATTGATAGGAGTTTCTACGTTGAAACCATGTGGTTCTGACGTAACAACAGAAACAATTGTTGTTGCAGTAGGATCTGAAGGATTGATACCAGAATAAATGTCCTCAATCTCAAGAGAACCTAGTTGAGAAATCTCTCCAACAATTCTAGCTTCATCAACTACAGGTTCAAAATCATCATTAGTTGGGTATGTTGGTAAAGCACGACCAGAACTATTACCATATGCTAAGGTCAACTTAGCATAATACATATCAAGATCTGTTATACCTTGACCAGTAACTGTATTGACACCATCAGCAAACTCAAAGCAAGTTAGTTTATGGTGTGAAAAATTGGGTTGATAAACATTATTTGTGTAATCTTTGTAAACTCTATCTGCTGGATCTCCGTCAAATATACTAACTTCTCTAACATAAGTACCACCTGTTACTCTGAATATTGCACTAGAAGCAACAGTAGTATCATTTGGATCAGGAACAAACTTTGGTCTTACCTTAGTTTTTCTAAGATCCTGACCTACTATAGATGTACCACGAGGTAGAATAACACCACCATGAATACTATTAAATTGATATAATACGTTCCCTGCATTCTGTAGATCAAACTCTGTACCTACAGATAATTGATTTATTGTTTGTGAAGATCCATTTATATCATTTACAGTTCCAGCAGTGTCAATCTTATAACCTGGACGGTTATCAACGTAGTGTACACCTGGACTTAATATAATAGTAGTCTTATCAAACTTATCGTTATCTTTACCTAATTGATATGAAAATCTTGCTGATTCTATCAGTGCTCTTTGTATCGTCTTGAACGGACGAGTTCTGGAATTACCTGTGTTGCTGACATCATCAGTCGCATCAAGTTCTTCTGGGTTTACGTATATTACGTTACCCTGAATATTCTTTAGAAAATTTTCAAGTCTACTTAACGGCATTACCTATAAATCCTGACACCATTCCTTCAACCTATTTAGCAACCGTCGTCGTTGAATTCCTTATGCAGCTTGAGAAAATACTCTTCCTCTTCAGATAAGTGTTCTTCTGAGGATTCTTTTTCTTTAGTTTCCGTCTTTTCCATCAGATCCTAGGGATGTATCCCTTTGCTTGTTGAACTAATGGCAAAACCTCATTTTCTACTTTATCGGCAATCTTATCTACGATACTTATATCAATATCTAAGAATGGTGGTATAATTCCGAGTAATCGTAAAGTTCCATCAAGAAATAAAGCAAGACATGTAAATCCAAGGATCATACTAATAATAGTAGCATTTCGATTGTGCAGACGCATTGATTCTTCATCAATTGCTCTTGCTTCTGCAAGAGCATCTGCCACCATCTTATCCACTTCATCTTTAGTATAGAAGTCTCCTATAAGCGGTATGTCATGCCGATTTGGTGTCATAGATTTTGCTACTAACTTATGTATACTAACTCTATTTCTTCATCAACCTCCGTAGCTGTTCGTGTTACGTTTAGAACATTTGTAAATTGATCAGCATCATCGCATGTAAGTTCTTGTTTGGTTCCATCACAACCAAAAATTGTAAACGTCCTTCTAAGGATGTTTACTTCAACTCTACTAACATACTCGTTGACAAACATGTTGAGGATTTCGTATATAATTCCTATTATAGCGTACTATGCTTCATCTGTCAGGTCAGCTGTGACACTATAAAAAGCGTCTATAGCTCCACCACTAGCATTTCGTACAATTACTTTCCTACCATAAGGAATGCTTTCAACAAAAAGTTCTTGATGAACAGCATTGGATGTCAGTTGAACATTGATCGATTCTGTATTGATTCTATTGAACCAATCTTCAGGAAATTCAATAATCCCATCGAGTCTGACTCTTCCACGTAAATGGGTATGCTTTGCCATGATAAACTATTTTTCTATATTATAACACAGTCTTGGTGTTTTGCCCATAATTATATTGAGGATCATTATAATTTCTTTCCTCAAGTGGAACATTAGAGTTCTCATTAAAGTTTGGATCTGGATAATCATATCTACCATTACCCTCATACTCAACAAGTAATGAATTCACATCTTTTCTTTCACCATATACATGGTAGAAACAATCTATTTTTTCAAGATAGTTATCAGACTCTATAATTATCTTCTCATTATCAAATTCTTTAACAATAATATTTTGATGAGAACCAATCGGTTGTAACTGAACAGAAATACTGTCAACATGAACTAATTCTTTCCAATAATCTGGTAAAGTTATTTCATTTGTCCTAGTTCTGCCACGATAATAAACTCCAGATTCTGGTCCTTCTAGTGAAACATGGCGAAGTCTATGTCCCTCTCCTTTAGTTGGGTGTTGTATATCAAAAGGTTTCGCAGGTAATCCATCAGCAACTTTGTGTCTTGCTTCTAATCTACCTGTAGAAAGACAATCTACAGTACCAGTAACAAATACATTACCTACAATATTAACATGATTCGGTCCTTTCTTACCTAAAATATTGACATCACCCTCTACATCTACTGCACGTTCTTCTATCTTTGGTTTCCATACATCTATAGCAGTTCCAACATTCAGAGTTCCATTACCACTACCACTGTGACCACCTAGGTAACTTGGTCCAGCAACTGCTAATGTACCTTCAAATGGTTTATCACCATCCAAATATTTTATAGATCTATCATCCTTTGGCTCTTCATTGCCAATATAGACCTTATGTACATCAACGTCTGGAATACCTGCCATTATCCTTCTCCTAATTGCAATGTATCTATGTAACTCTTGAGTGAACCTGGAATTAATTTAGATTTAGGTTCGTGTATTCTAACTACTTGACCAATAAGAATACTCCATCCAAATGAGTGTAATATTAGTTTATCACTCGCTTGAACTGTTACATTTCCTTTACCTATAATGTTAACATTATTCTTTGCTTCTACTTTAAAGTTATGCATTGCTGTAAGAGCAATATCTCCTCCTGGTTTTTTTGGATCCTCTCCACCCAAAGCATCCATGTAAATATTTTTTGCTTTGACTGAAAATGTTCCATCAACATCAATATTGAGATCACCCTCAGATGATATATTGATTGGACCTGCACCCCTTTGTATTAGATTAGAACCCTTCTTATTATCAGTTGCTTGGATTTCCCATCCACCATCTTTGAATAACCTAAGAGAAGCAGCAGATCCTGAATTAACAGCAATCTCTGCAATTCTCACAGTTGCAGGGTCATCTTCCTCACCTATCCTAATCTGACCACTCTCAGGATGATTAATTACATGTGGTGGAAATTTAGTACCCATTAGTACCCCTTAGGACAATCAACAACTGTTAGAATCTGTGCATTGGCAACAACAGGATCAGAGTATTCTTCAACAGGTTTGAATATTGTTATTGGTTTAATAAATGCACCAAAACCTGTCTTAGTAATAACTGTAAGTTCAGGTATATCACCTAAACCAATGTCAACAATACCAGATACACCAGTTATTCTACCATCTTCTATCTCTGGTTCTAACCTACCGCCATTAGAAGTCTCAATATAATCTCCTTTAACATATCCAGAACCAGTATTTACTACGTCTGCACCATCAACAGCACCAATTACTGCATCACCTTCTTCACTACCTCCACCAAGATAACCACCTCCACCTTCATCCATAACAATCTTAATTACTTTACCATCTTTAAGTATTGCTCTACCAGTTGCACCTTTACCATTATCACAATCATCTATGATTGTTACATATGGTTCTTCATCATATCCAAGTCCAAGATCTTCCATATTAGCACCAACAACCTTACCAGTTTCACTAACTACTGCTTTAGCAATAGCACCAATACCTCCACCTCCAAAGATCTCAATCCTTGGTGGTCCGCATTCTTTAGAACTGGTATTACATCCACCTAATTCTGAAGATCCCAAATCAGATAATGAATTTCCCATTCTAGTAACAGTTCCAGCAAGTCCTTTTACAGTAGCAACAGTCTCACCAATTTTACCTAATTGTGGTAATGCAGCACCAAGAACACCACTAACACTCAAATCCATCTTACCTAATGATGCTGTTATACCGATCATTCTCTTGATATTCAATCCTTTCTTAAGAGAAGGACCAGAGTTAGTAGTCCAATCAGCTGGGTTAGGATCACAAGCAGATGGTTCACAACTTATAAGTTTCAATAATGATTGTGCAGCACCAAATGCCTTACCCAACATAGATGAAAAATTAGGCATCTGAATACCACCCAACATACCCAAAGCAGCCATTGGACCTCCAATAAGCTTTTGAATTTTATTTGTTATCTTACTAAAGAGACCTCCAAGGAATTGTTCAGCAGCACATAAAGGGAAGCTAATAATTTTACCTAGCAACCCTTTCAAAAACCCCTTTATAAGATTCTTCAATCCACTTAACATATTTTCCATCAAACAGTAAAGACCCTCTTTCTGCTTCAAAGCAGCAATTTTCTTAGTAAGAAAGTCTGGTTTAAGCATATCAATAGCATCACCCAACTTCTCATCAATCTTAGCGAATAACTGGGATCTTGTTGTTCTTATAACACCAGTCAGACCACCTGTTATCTTATCAGAAACCTTGTCAATAATATTATTCATATCGACTATTCTATTCAAAACTGGATCAAGAAATCCACCTTTTATCTTTTTCAATCCTTGGATTTTACCTATAAAACCTTGCATTTCCTTGGTTACATCTCCCATAGCAACAGCAGGTGTATTACATAAAGTTGCCTTACGGATTTCAACTGGTAAATTGTGGAAATGTTTAGTTACAGTTTCAACTAATGCACCAGATGATGCTATTACCGCTTGGTTCTGATTAGGAAGTCCACCACCCTTGAAAGGTTGCCCATCATTAGTTGGTCTTACAGTAGCACCTAATTGAGTTGTTGAACTACCAGTAGTAAGTTTTGGATCAACAGATATGGGCGAGAATCCAGAAGTACCTTTACTTATTACAGAATTCCAATCCTTTATACCAGTAATATTCTCATGTTGGTATAATCCACCAAATATTACAGGTTGCTGTCCATCAAGTCCATCAAGGAAGAACCCAAAAACAGTCTCACCACCTTGTATTTGACTACTGACACCATGGTAATTGACACCAGTACCCATTGTAGGAGGTACTAAGAAATGAGCCCAAGGTAATTCTTCATCTTTTACTATATCAAGATGTGGGTGTTTACCTAGTATTCTTACCTTGGCTCTATAACCAAACTTCCTAGATTGTTTATCTGCATCTTTCTCTTTACCTGATTTATCGTCACGCCAAGCTTTATCAAGGACTACCTGGCCAATAAACCAGTAAAATCCGTCTTCACCAACGTGCTTCTTATCAATAGATACAGATTCTAACATTAATCGTCGTAAACTCTACATTCTAATGAATCGGGATGATTATCACAATACACTTCTAAATGTTGATCCTCATGTCGTGTATGCCAATCATTGATCTTGGCACCACCAGGATTCTCTTCACCCTCTTCATGAGCATGAAAAGCATCATTGTGCATCTCTAAATCTGCTTCACTATATTCAATCATGCCATGGTTGACATGTTCCTTATGATCCTTTGGATCAATATAAACCTCATGGTTTAGATCGTGTTGTGGAACTTTAGTAGTCATGTTTATGCATTTGCAGAAAATGAATCTCTTATGAGAGATAAACCAGTAAAATCACCAGTAGGGTGACCAAACTCATGTGATAGTTTAGCTATCATCCATTTACCTGAATAAGGACTGTTACCTGGTTTAGATTCCTCAGTATTTAGTTTAGGTACTGTGATCTCTACCATAGTACCAACTTTCAGGTTGAAATTCATCGGAACAGTTATATCTAGTACAGATGAAAATAGAGATTGGTATCTTGCAGCCGAATGTGCTTGTCTCCAAGCAATTGTTTCGGAATCAGGTACAGGAGTATCTTTCTTTGAGATTGCACCTAAGTCTAACACATTTAATAAAATACGAGAATATTTTTCGGAAATATCATGAGGAACTGACTTATCTCTCTCAGCAGTATCCTTTATACTACTATAGTCAAACTCAACAAAATGAGGAGTACGCTTCATAATATCAAAGTACCAGTTTGCAGACTTATATTGACCTATCCTAAGTTTCTTTATAATATCATGACTACTTGAAAATGATGGTAATGATGAGATAGTATAATTATCTGGTTTTAGTGGATTCTTGAATGATTGTAACTGATATTCAATATATTCTGGTTTTGATTTCATCACCTCATCTATTGATACAAAATTATAACCATCAGTTTCATTTTCAAAGAATACAAATCCCATACTACCCCCTGAAGGACTACTCTTTGAGGTTTTCTTACTAACAGATTTTGCTGCTAACCTATTACACAATTCAATAGGTCTAATAAAGTTACCCATAAAATCATACTTATTTGATGATTCATGCCAAGTTCCCATCCTCTTCTTCCCAACTTTAAGCACTTTCTTCAATATTGTTTTAGCACTATCACTAGGTTTTCCTTTATATTTCTCAGGACATCTTGTAGTATGATTACTCAAAGTAGTCTCAGTAACACACTGAAGTGTATACATTTCTCTCTTAGCTTCTCTAGTACCAGCAACAATTTCAGATATTATCAATCTATTCTTTTTCTTAGCAACAAATTCAAATGGTTCCTTTCTACTAGGATGGGTGATTACTAATTCAATAGCATCTCCACTCCTAATGGGTAAAGAATCAAGAAATCCATATGTATCACTACAGATTATATCAACTCTGACAGTATTTCCAACAGATTCCCAATACTTTATAAACAAAAACTGACCATGAAAAGCATTACCACCATT